TATATGCAACCCATTTCCCACCAGTATATTTCCAATTACCAGAAATAGTTCCTTCTCCTGTTGTGGGAGTATATTGTGGAGATGTTTGGTCTGTAGTTGGAGTGGTTGTAGAGGTGGTAGATGTTTGGTCTGTAGTTGGAGTATATGCAACCCATTTCCCACCAGTATATTTCCAATTACCAGAAATAGTTCCTTCTCCTGTTGTGGGAGTATATTGTGGAGATGTTTGGTCTGTAGTTGGAGTGGTTGTAGAGGTGGTAGATGTTTGTCCTTGTAACGCTGATAATGTTTTCGGTCCGAAATAACCTGGTCCACTTGAATAATCAATTCCAAGTGCTTTTTGTAATGCTAAAACAGCAGCGGTTGTCTGTGGACCATAAGTTCCATAACCAGTATCAACTTGTGCTTGGGTCATATATCCATTACTCACAAGATAATCCTGAAGTTGTTTTACGGCATCTCCAGTCATTCCTGGCTCTAAATTCGTAGTTGGATAATTTACGGATTTAAGAGATTGGGTTGCGGCTTGTTGGGCAGCTTGTTGCGCGGCCTCAGCAACACCGCCAGTAGGGGTTGGGGTAACAGGTGTAGGAGTTGAAGTGGAGGTGGGAATGAAATAATCCGTAAGGTCAGAAACAGAATCTCCTTTATTTCTTTTGGCTCCATAATATTGTTTTCCCGAACCAGTGCTATCATTCCACCAGCCAATTGTTCCAACTGGACCATTGGCTTGAGGATTTTTTAAATCAGTTGGCGGTTGAACTCCCCACGAACCTTGTTCCATATACTGCTTCATATCTGGATTGAGAGTATAATTTCCAGAAATATTAGTAGCAATTTGGGCAGCTTGTTGCGCGGCCTCAGCAACACCGCCAGTAGGGGTTGTTGAAGTTGGAATAGGTGTAGGTGTAGGTGTAGGGGTTGGAGTTGGGGTTGGGGTTGGAGTTGGGGTTGGGGTTGGAGTTGGGGTTGGGACGATAGTAGTGGCCTTGGCAATTGATAAGGGACCCCAATATCCATAATCAGCTTCGTTAACAGGTTTAACTCCCATCGCTTTCTGCCAATTCGTTACGGCTGCCGTAGTTTTAGGACCATAAATCCCAGGACCAGTATCCATTTCCGCCTGAGTCATATATCCCTGGCTTACGAGATATTGCTGAAGTTTTTTTACTTCATCGCCAGCTTGCCCAGGAGTTAAATTTGTTGTAGGAAAAACTTGTGTCATATTTTTAGAAATTTCCTATTTTGTTCGGATCCGTTTGTTCGGTGGTTCCTCCCAAAATATCTATCTTTTTAAATAAGGGTGTTGTTTTTAGTTGTTCACGCGGCATTGCTTCTGTCATTCTGTCCCAAATTCTTTCAAGAATATCTTTGGCTTCCATCATTAAATTATTCGCCTCAGTTGTGCTTCCCCCTATTTTTTTCAGACCTTTAGCTATTGCGATTTTTATAATCGCCTCGTCTCCCGACGGTTCGGCATCGGCAAATGGGGTTGATTCGCCATCTGCGCTTAAATCAGCGACGCCTTGAGTTCCGTAAATCTCAACGGCATTCCCAACCGAACAGGCATTAGCGTTAATGTAAATATCGCGGTCAAATTCCGCCCAGACCCTGTCTTCTCCGGTTGGTTCGTCTTCCAAATAATGCAGGTAATCCTCGTATCTGATTTTGGTGTAAATTTTGCTGTTCACTCTGACCAAATAGGCGCTTTTGGTTTTCATCAGGGTGGGATAAGGATATTTAGCGGTGGAATCTATTAAATCAGTCCCTTTGTATTCGAGAAACGGCCACTTCTTGTAAGCCAAAGCAAAATCTTTGGCCATATTTAACCATCTTTTTACCATGGTCGAGGTTATTATCACATCGGTTGAAACGAGTGATAAATTGTCGTTGACTTCTGTTTGCATTACACTGAATAACATATTTTTTTATTTATTTAATCGACTAAGGTTTCGTAATTGGGACAAGAACCGCCCAAGTATTTATAAAAGCTCCAACATGTTTTGTTTCTCCGTATCGCATAAGTCCGATTACAGAGGAATCAATGTAGATAAATCCAGCGAAAGGACAAGTACTTCCAACAGATGAGTTGAAATAACCAGCTATATCTTCCAGCTCCAAGAAAGCGGTGAGAGAAGTTCTTGCGCCTCCAGCAAGTGCCCATTTACCAACGCCAGAAGTTGTTTGGTCGTCATAAACGCTTGTTCCGTCGCACCAACAAGAACTCCCATGCGATATATTTGTATAAGTAATTGAGGTCACATAAGTAGCGGTAGTCCCAGAAACAGAATATTTATAAAATACATTATATGGACTGGTATAGGTGCAAATATAAAGATAAGTTCCATCGGAAAATATTGAGTTCCCCGCAGCATCAGAGGTGGGGGCAGTTCCAGAAATAGTCATCTCGGCTTCTCCGCTTAAATCGGTAGCAGAATAACGATAAAGATGGAATGTGTTATCGCTACTTTTCCTATAGGTAGCGTAAACATAACTTCCCAAGACGGCTATGAATGTTTGAGCACCCGCACTATTTGTGAGTGCCGATACTACTCTCACCTGAGTTTGATAGGCAATTTTAGTGGTAGCGTCAAGGGTAAATCTATAAAGGGCGACGGTTTGGTCGGCATCATATCTTCCGGTCGCAGCATAAAAAACAGAACCAGAATTATAGGCACTCGTAAAAGAAGCCAGTTGGTCAAAGACCGTAGCGGAGGAAAAGCGATAAACTCCCACATCTCTTTGCGTATAATTTGCAGAAAAAGTCGCGATAGTATCCCAACTTATTGTCCCATCGGCATTTTTAAGATATTTAGTCCCGCTGATTGAAGTGACAGCAGTTAAAACATTAGCAGAATTTGCCGCCAGAATAGAACCTGCGGCAATTGAACTTAAATTAGTCCCGCCGTCAGCCACAGAGACATCTGTTCCATCGGCACGATAAATATATTTGGAACCGATTGTAACTGCGGTCGGAATATCGGTTGCCAATGAGGGAACTTTACTTCCATCAGTCACAAGAATTGCATTGGCAACGGGTGAAATCTCCGAAATCACTGTGGCGGCACTCGCATAAGGAATTGAGTATTGAACCCAACTGGATTTACCAGTCCCTCCATCGGCTACGGCTATGTCTGTCGCATTCCAAACGCCAGTAGTAATAGTTCCAACGGTCACAAGATTAGCACAGGTTGTTATGGCCGCCTGAGTTGCTCCGGTCACAGTCGCCGCAGTGCCACTGCAGTTTCCCGTAACATTGCCCGTTAGTGGCCCAGAAAAAGATATGGCTGTAAGGGCACCATTTATTACAACGGATTGATTAGCCGTAAGTGCGTCAAACACTCCATAGATAAGGGCTTTTGCTCTGGCATCTGCCTCGTTGGCCCGAGTGGCATTGTCAATAAAAAGTTTATTTGCCAGAGTCTCATAATAGCCAGCTCCATAACCGATAAAAACGCATCCCCCTGCCGAGGCATTAGAATAACCAGCAGTTGCCCCAACAAAAACATTATTCATTCCCGCTATGCTGGAATATCCACTATTAAATCCAACCGCAACATTGTAATTGGCTACATCTCCTGTGCTCTTATAAAGAGCACCTCCGCCAATTGCTGTATTATAATTTCCTGTAGCGATAGACCAACCAGTATTCGTTCCAACGGCAGTATTCCAAGTTCCTGTAGTATTGGCGTGAAGAGCAGATGAGCCAATTGCTACATTGCTAATGCCTTCTGTGTTGGCATTCAACGAAGTCATTCCTATTGCAACATTATTAGTTCCTATAGTATTAGCAAAAAGAGCAATAGGACCAATGGCTATATTTTGACACCCAGTAGTAAGCGAGGCGAGGGCGTTTTGACCAATTGCCACATTGTAATAAATCACATCAGAACTTGAGCCTCCAGCACCCGGGCCAATAAAGATATTGCTTGAACTCAACTGAGCACAATTTACATTATCTATAATAATTTTTCCAAAACTATTATTAGTCCTGTTATTGGCAATGGCACCAGTTAAATTTGCATCTGCCGTGTTATCGGTATAAGTGGTGCCTGAATTATTATTTATCGTTGTTAAAAGATAATAATTTGTCCCGCCAGCTTTTGTCCTGTAAATTTTTCTGGCGGTCACCGAACCAGAAGTGCTTACTGGAATTGCAGACAGGGCGACTTGTTTATGGGTAGCATCAACGGTAACCGTGTTTGAAACCGCACCCAACTGGGTTTCTCCAAAGGCATTAACATAGGTGACTTTATATGAATGAGTCCCGTTATCAACATTTCCAGTCCCGGTAAGAACCAAAGTGGCGGTGCAGGCAGTGGGTGCGGTCACAGAAGTAAATTTAAGAGAACCACCCTCTTGAAGTAAAATATTAGAACCATAACCTATTATGATTCCGTCTGCACCAGAAGCGACAATCTTCAATTTATTAGTCGGGTCATAGCTTAAATAATCGTTGGTGCTGTAATTTCCGATGAAGAGTCTCGCTGGATTATTCGCAACACTATCGTCTAATCCCAAAATAAATGCTCCGCCGTTGGCGTCTCCGCCCCTCCAGTTGGCATAATCAATATTGTTCCCTCCCGAAATATAGACATCGCCAGTCCCATCGCCAACAGCCAAAACAATCGCTTTTGATGTAATCGTCCCAGCTGTCAATTTATCAATCGCGCAATCGTTTATTTTTGCGTTGGTAACCATTAGATTTGCTATCTGGGCTGAATTGGAAATAATCGTATTTGTTGCCGCTGAATTGGCCACTATATTGTCAACCAAAACCGAGAGTCCGCCGGAGCCGCCGAACACTTGGAATTTCGCCAAAGAAGTGGTGTCTGAATTATTTTGGGCAATAGCGATTAAAACTTTTCCATTTCCGATGGCAGTTGCGGCGGTTGTAGTCGTTTGTAAAGCGGTTGTTGAAACGGCTATATTTAAATAAATGTAAGTTAAGGCCGACATATTGCCTGTGTTACCGGCTACTATGCTATAGGCAGTTCCGTCAGAAGCGGTAAAAGTCCCCAAAGTCCACGCTACTGTCCTATAACTTGAAGCGGAAAATGTCCCAGTAAAAGTCCAGCCCCTTAAGGCGAGATTGGCCGCGGCAGAAGCAACACTGGCCGCAACGAGATACTGTCCATCTATAGAAGAACCAGAACCAGTTGTAATTGACCCAGAAACCGTAGCTGATGTGCAATACAAAGCACCAGTTGTATCAATATAAAAATTCTTGGCGTGAATGGAAGCGTCAGAGCCATTTGAATAAATTGTTATATCTCCAGCATTAGCGGTATATCCAGAATGGTCTTCTGTGCCAGTATAAATTGAAGTTGCATTTACTGTCCAACCGCCAATTGCGCCAGCGGTGACGGTTAAGGTGCCAGATATAATTGCTCCAGTGGCATATAATATTCCAGCTGGCGTTACCCTATAGGGGGCAGTCGCTCTATTGGCGTATTTTTTTCCAGCGTAAAATGGGTAATCGGGTGACGACATACCCGAAGATAAAGCATCAGTTGCGCCATCATAATATAGGGCAGTCGGCCCGATCACCCATCCTCCTATATTCCCACTCGGAGCAGACAAGGCGCCGGCAAAAGTCGCCGCGCCAGTTGTTCCGTCCAAGGTAATAGTCGCCTCTCCCGCAGTTGCGAATATCAAGCCCTTTTTATTGAACACTCCTCCGGAACCGCCAGTAATTGCTCCAGTTGTCGTATTCCAAGTAATGTCTCCTGTTTTAAACGCGCCAGAATAATCAGCCGGACTGAAAGCAAAGGCCTGCAAAATTGTTTTTGCCGAAGTGTTCAGTCGGTCATCTATAAAATGGCCATTTTCGTCTATGGCAGCGGAAATTATGCTGGCCAATCTTCCGTCAACCGTTGATTTCGATCCTTCAATGGCTACATTGCTAAGCGGAATATCAGCAAGCAATGGCGAATTTACTCCGTCATGAGTATTTGGATCTTCCGGGAATGGCACATCCTCTATCTCTTTATTTTCGTAAATTTTTATTCCTTCTGTTGGCATAGTTAAATAAGAATTTTTTGGTCGAAGTTGAAAAATGTGTTGATTGACCTGATAACTGGCGTATTGTTCGCGCTGGATGTCAGTTCAACCCGTAATTCAATCGTTTCTCCGGCAGCGTTTATATTAAAAATCGCAGTTTTCCCACCCGCGGTGGCAAAAGAACTGTTGCCATCTACAGTCTTGGCGGTTGTCCAAGCCGCAGCGCGGTTAATTTTGTATTTCAAAACTATTGAACAACTTGCCGGCAAAACATCCATTATAATTTTGGTTTGCAAGAATGTTTTTTTTGCGTATGGTTTATCGCCGTCCCATTCAAGCGATTCATAAACTCCGTTTGCTTTAGTAGTGGTGCTGACAGCATCAACTCCATAATTCAAGCCATTCTGCCAAGCCACCAACAAAACTCCATTGACCACTTGAATCGCACCTATCACTATTCCAGTTAAGACGCCTGGAGAAGGAACATAATCCAGATTAAGAACAAAGAACGAATTCTTTTTTTGCCGACCGTAAGAATAAACTCCGCATTTGGCCGAACTGTTGCCTGAAATTCCAAACATTGCCAAACCTTTTTTCTCACAAACTCCTCCAGGAATGGCAAAGCCGCCGTCAGGAAAACTAAAGACCGGCAACTTTGAAGTCATATCGGAAAAATAAACTTCACCATCTATTCCACACTGGGCCAACATCACTTCGGTGGTAATTAAAGCATTAACTCCCTTTGTTGGTAGTTTCTTTTTTTGGATCCAATTCAAAGCTGATGGTTCCCAAGACCACAAATGTCCCTGTTCATTGCTGTCAAGTCGGACAGAACCTATCCGGATATAATCACCGTCTTCATCCAAACACTTGGCAATGTTGCCGGGAATTAAATCAAGGGCTTCCGGAGTAAAGACCGCGGGCGTAGCGTAATCAATCATCGCCAAATATTGGCCATTGCAAATCATTAAATCTCCGCAAGCCTTTAACATCGTGTGCCAGGCAAGATTGGAAGGTAGTGAAGTCAAAGTTGTTTTCCAATTATGCTCAACTTCTGTCGTCCAAGTTCCCGGCGGTATTGCCGACACCTGAATTCTGCTTATTTCCGTGTCGCAGGCCCAATAAAGATAACCATTCCATTCGTCGGCTCCGATTATTGCGCCGTTGGCATCCGCATATCTTAATGTCCAAGTTGTGCCTGCCCGCTCATAAATATTTCCGGAATTGCCAAATCCGTAAACATATCCGTTAGTGCAGGAAATGATAAAATTGATTAAATCAGTTATTGTTCCGCTTTCTTTTACCAACGCTTGACCGCATTGCAAAACATCATCCCGGCCGTGAATATCCAGACCATAGCCAAATTTAAAAGCGCCTCGAAGCCCTTTATCGTTTTCATCCGAGATTCCTCCTCTCCAGGATTGAATTGTATAGACAGATTGAACTTGCATATCCTTCAGATTTTATCTCGGCCCTCCTAAAAGAGCCGAGTAAGACCTCAAGGAAATCTTTAAGCGTAACCGATAAGACCTGTAGCTTCTTTACTGCCGTCGATTGCGATATAGTTTTGAACGCCACCCTGATCGTCATCCATGCCGTTAATCGCATTTGCCAATGAACCTTGGTAAATAATCCTATTATCTACAAAGAAATTATAACCATTGTCTTTCATTGGTAGTGTGATTACTTGCGTTCCCAGTCGGTTCTCATAAACACGGTTGCCGATAACCTCACAGTCATAACTTCCACCAAGGTCAAGCCCGACATCAATGGTTTGGGTATTCGTTTGCTGTGCGCCTGAATGGAAACTGTTATTTCTGATAACATGGCGCATGCTGTCGCCGCCAGTAAAGGCGAGCAAAGCAGGAATATGGGCGACCGCTGACGGTTCATAAACTCCAATCCAGTTGTTGAAGATGCTGAAGTTCTGAGTGGAAGCACCCGAAACTTTAATGCCATATTGCGTAGCCACGGTTCCGCTTGTATTAAGCGAAATAAAATCATCGTGGATGCTGACGCAAGCAACGCTTCCAGTCACATCAATGACGGTAGCTCCCTGTTTTCCCTTAAGCATTAAGCCGGCAACTTCAACAGTTCCAGCACTGATGGTCAAAAGAACGGTAGAGGCCGTGATTTCGGAGATTCTGGCCCAGTTGCCAGGACAACCCATGCCGTTGCCATTGGCGCTAATACCTTCAGGACAGATAAAATGAGTTCTCATCTTGTTCATTGTTATGGTAGAGTCCACATAATAAGTGGTGCTGCTTGGCACCACCATGACATAATCGTTTCTGCCCTCAACGGTGGCATTAAACGCATTGGCGATGCCATCGGTCGAAACCACGGAAGATGTCGCAGAGTGCTTATAAACCTTGGAAACGCCGTCAACATAGGGTTGGTGGGATTCTAAGAAATCCGCATAACCCGGATCGCTTTCTTGAATCACATAAAATACCCTGCCGCCAGCTGGTTCTACCCTATCGGCTGCTTCTAACAGCATTGTTAATCTTTTCTTGAACATTTAAGTTAATATTTTTATTTCTTCACCGACCTTGGCTGGAATGCCATGCGAGGTTTAACTTTCGTTGTCTCGCATCTCTACCCTTGAAGAAAACTGCTTCGTGAGCAGTCCTTTGCCCCCAAAAGGGGCAAGAGGAGTGCTCAAGACACTTTATTTTTTGCACCAGATATAACCAAGTGCTTTTCTGCGCTCATCAAGAACCTTGCAACCACCCACGATAAGACCCTTATAGGCCTTGCCGAAGTTTCCAACCAAATCCTCAATGCCGGTTTCCTTGAATACCAAGCCCCATGTAATGGCGGATTTGTGTCCGAACATTATGTAGTAGCCAGTGGTATTGTTTCCGGAAACCTGCTCATTCTGATAAACCTGAAAACCAGCGACCTCTCCGATGAGGCCTTTTTTGACAACATCTTCGTAGGCAGTGGCAACGGCAGGCGTCAGTTCCTCAGAATTTTTCAGAATGTTAGCGATTTTAGCATTAACCACCATCCAGCGATCGGTTTTGGGGATTTTATTCCCATCAAGTTTCTCGGCAGCATCGGTAATGTAGCCATAGATATTGGTCGCGGTTAAAGTCAAAACACTGGCAGCTTCAATAACATAAGCCGCACCAGAGATGGCACCTCCATCATAAGAGGCGATGTCATCATCGCTGTCATTTGAGATTGTTCCGGTCGTGCCACTCGCATAAGTGAACCTGTACCATTTGGTATGTCCGGTGGCTTTAAAGCCCAACCCGTTCATCCCAGAAGTCCAAGAAGTTCCCACGCCAACAACAGCGCCAGTGTCAACCGTAACAGTTACCGTGCCTGTGCTGTAATCAGTGCCGACTCTGTTTCCAGAACCGGCATCGGCATAAAAGCTAAGAACATAGTTGTCAGCTTTTTCCTGAAGTAGTTGCCCGGTATTTTTAAGCAGGACGCTTTCTGGATCTTTAATATAGGCTTCAAACTTTGAAAGTGAGGGGATTTTGAAGTAATAATCTTTCTTGAAACCCAAAGTGATATCCCCTTCACTTTCGGTGGGGGTTTCAACACTCATATCAGCACCAGTGTAGTCGTTAATGGTAATGTTTCCGAAAGTAAGAACACGCATTCGATCTGCACCTCCTTCTTTCAAATCCATTACATAATCTGAATTGGTGATTTTATCTGAAACAGTGGTTTCGTAAAATTTTTCAAGAGCAGCAGCGGCGAATTTCTCGCCCAAATTCGTTCCGTAAGTATCCAATTTAGTATTTTTTTATTCGGCCCTGCTGCGACTTGAATTGATTTTGATTTACTTAATTTTGAGTTTTTTCTCGCGAATGAGTTGGGCGTATTTCTGAGGGTTGTTCCTTCGAAGATTTGCTGCTTCTTCGGCGGTATAACCTTCCTCGGGGACCGAAGATTGACCTTGGCCTCCGGCACCAGCCGTTTCCAATCCGGGTCTTTCCTCGTTAGAGGGGACAGCTGATTTTGCTAAATCGAACACAAATGAATGTGCCACGGTGAGCAAGTCAGCTCCGGCCCGGGATGAATCGCAGGCATAATCCTTGAAAGCATCCTCTCCGCCTTTCTTCTCAATCAGCGCTTTGATATCTGGAGGAAGTTTGCGGAAATCTTCTCTCCATTTATCTTTGGCCTTAAGCTCCAAAATGTCTTTTTGATTTTGGATCTGAAGCCGAAACTTTTTCTTTTCCTCCTCATCCATCAACTCATAATCAGGGTTAATCTCACTCAATTCCTTTTCAGTCAGGGCATCCTTTAATTTGGTATTTTCGCTTTTTAAACGAATTGCCTCCTTCGCCGATTCGGAAAATTTGGTAAAACCAGTGGTGGTTTTAATCTCCTGAAATTGGCGAAGCTCCTCCTCTTCTTCCGGCGTCAGGACTTTGCCGGTAGGAGGGGTTATAGAGTTTTCCTTCCCACCCGTTCCTTCTGGGGTTTGGAGGTTTTCTCCGTCCGCACTCGGAGTTTGGGGTTTATTTTCCATCTTAGTGCCGTCCTATTGTATGACAGGCTTTGCAAATCGCCGGCCATATTATAGGGTTTGGCTATTAACTTTTTTTACTTTTTTTCGCCGGCTTTGATTCTGGCTTAGGGGCCGACGCAGGTTCTTCCGGAGCAACAACGGGCGCTGCTTCTTCGTCAAGTTTGAATTTCTTTATCTCTTCCTCGGTGAGGTAGGAACGCCGCGCTTTTAAAATATCTCTTTCTACCTCAGTAATTGATTGGGGGTCTTTATCAAGAATTTTTCTCATTAATTCTTCCCCCACAAATTTTTCTGACATAAATTTGTAATTTCTTAAGCGACCTTTTTGCGCAAAAATCTCATTGCGCTTTTCACTTTTTGTTTAATTGAGGCTTTCTGTTTGGCCTTGCCTGTCGGCTTCCAACCGTGTTTAAATGCCTCATGCATCTGCATCCCCCTTTCTCTGGCTGCCTTGGATTTATAACAATAAGTTTTTCCAGTATCTTCACTGGTCATGCACCATTTATTTTTTCCCTTCACTTTTTTCGTAGATAAGGCATATGGCATATAGAGTTTGATTTATGTGATTTTATGAAGAGTTTTAAGATACCCCTCCAATTTCTTCGCGGCCTTTTCTGGAGATTTAATAAACTCCAAGAATAATTTATCTCTACTAATTGCCATTTTTAACCACAAATCTTTTCTGTCTTTCAACTTCACCTCCATATTAGTCAGCATTTCAGTGTTCCTTGCTATTTCCGAATTAAGAAATTCTATCATCTTCTCCGGCGTCATTGGCCCGGCCGACAAAATTTTTTCCCAAGAATCGTAAGTTGCCTTTGCCTCGGGCGAAAGTTCTTCGTATTTTCTGCCTAATTTTTGCAAAACAAGAGAAAGTATGTTCATGATTTTTTATTATTATTTTTTTTCATTATGATTACCTGCCAAAATTGGGTGACCACCAAAACTATCAGTCCTCCCATTACTGCCCTAAAATACCAAATTAAATCGGCTACTTGGGATTTTAAGACGGCGACATCCATTGCTAACTTTGTGTAGTCATCATTCAGTATCGTTATGTGCTTTAATATTTCTGAGATGGTTTGCTGGTCAATCATATTTTTGGAGGGGCAATGGGCGCAACTACCGGTTTTTGCGACTGGTAACCTTGAACTAACTGGGGTTGCGACTGACTGGTTGGAGGTTGAATCTCCATTTGTTTCTCCGCACCCTCAATTTCCCTTACCTCTTCAACAGTAAGTTTCAAGAAATCGACTAATCTTTTGTTAATGACTTTTGTCAAGGCCGGATTATTGGGCATCTGGGTCTTTACTGCAAGCAGTTTTTGAATGGAGGCCTGGGCTTCTCCTTCTTGTTCCGAACTGGACATTACCCGAATTCTATATCCCTTGTCGGAAATCCAATCGGATGGCCTCACTTCTTCGCTATAATAACTGCCGTCATAGGATTTTTTATATAAAGTAATTGGATTTTTTTCGTTGGCATTGGCCTTGGTAATTTCCAGCCACTTCCAAGCAAACTCTTTCCAAGCTCGTCTGTAGAATTTAGCCATACTGACAATTCTTTCGGCTGATTTGGCTGCCAATTCCTGAACTTCTCCTAAAGTAATCTGTTTCTTTTCTCCCACGCCTTTTTCAATGGCGGTGGCGGCGGTGGCGCGTTCAATTAACTTAATAAGAAAGTCAATGGAAACCAAACTATCTTCGAGTTTCGGAATGGCAACTTGCTTAATCACCTGCTCAATCGGCATATAATTGCCTTGGGCATCCTTAATTAGTGGCGCGGGATATTGGCCGAAAGGTTCTGGCTCGTATGTTTGAGGGTTATAGCCGGGAACCGGCAAATACCAGAACATTGACAAATTGTTGTATTCCCTGTTTTCCAGCATCGAGGAAAAATAAATATTGGCTATTTTGTTGGGCGTCCGAATTACATCGCCTACGCCGTCTGACCAGAAATCCTTTCCGTCCAAATCATCGGCCCAACTCACAATGGGCCAAAATTCAATTCCCAAAGTCTTTTTTAGTGTCTCTTTGTAAAGAACTGTTTTATCATTGGCTATCACCAACACATATCTGACCCATTTTTTTCCTTTCTCATCCCAGATGTTGGTGAAATGCTCATTGAGTTCTATTAAGACATCAAATGCCTTCAATTCATCAAAATTAGTAATATTCAAATCCTGGAGAATCTTGTCTTTCGCCTGTTGGGTTGCATCTCCGGAAAATGTGAGAAATCCGCCAACTGCATCGGCTTGCAGATTTTCTTTCAATTTCTGCTTCGCCTCATCTGAATATTTTTTATCACTTAAAACTTCTTTTAATGTTTTGAAAATGTGCAGGCGGGTGAAATATCGAGCCGTCTCTATGTTGATTACGCTGGTTTTTGGGTCAATGACAATGTCCAAGTTGTCCGGCACTTCCACCTCAAATCTCCCGCCTTTATAATTTAAAACCTTGAATGTCCGACCCTCAAGCAAAACATTGTTTTTTTCCAAAATATCAATGGCCTCAAAATTGCACCGATCGAAATCATCCTGCCACAATTCGTTAGTTCTGATTTCTTTATCCCGGCCCTTAACTCCTTTTTCCAGACAATCAAAGAATACGCTGGGCGATTCGTCAATTCTCGACAAGATGGTTCGCTTTGTTTCTTTCATTATCGGAATATTGACGGACTGTCGCTGGGTCAATGCGTTGATGTGAATTATGTCCCGGTATAAATCATAGGTACTTTGCCATTGTTCGTGCCGGCGTTTCTGAAAATTAACCGCGGCATCCTTTTCTGTTTTGAATTTCAAAATAAGGGGATCCTCGGCTATAGTTGTTACCGCACTTATAGTTGTTGTGGTTATTTCCGCCATAAATAAAAAAACGACTCAAGGCCGAACCTAAAATTTAGATTCGATCTTGAGCCGTCAGTTTTGCTGTCAAAGCTCAATTCCGGGTGCGAAACCCGGCAATTCAATTTTCACTCTTATCTTAGGGCATTATTTTTTCTTTGTCGAGTAAAGAAGTGGATAACTTCAAGCCATCTTTCTCATTTAAAATTTCACTTCCTCCGATTTCCACCCTTTTAGGTTCGTCTTTAATTTTATAGACGGTGAATTTGCCGTAAGCATATTTCCGCAACTTATACAACAAAGCCGCCTCCAGGGGCGAAACCTCTATTAAGATTTTTAAACTATTTTTCATATAGTTTAATGCCCTATTTCAGGATAATATTTTCTAACTTTCACTTTTGTTTGCACATAATTGATGGTTTTTTGACTTGCCTCCGTTGGGTCAAACGAATAAATGGCATAGCGCGTTCCCGACATCAGGTGGTCGTCTATTTTAACCGGCTCTTCCCCAAATGGTTTTCCTTCTATGCCCGGCGGATAATGATATTTGGAAGATTCGTCAATCCAGTTTTTACAGGTCTTAAAAACAAAAAATCTTTTTTCCCTTATTAACTGCTGAATTTTGGAAATTCCGCCTATCACATCGTTGTTCGCTTCAAAAACATTTAAGCCTGCATCTCGGCATTCCTTAATTCTGTCCGATTCGCTCGGGTCTGGATAAAATCTTTGCACTTTTTTCTCCGCAACTTTATTCTTGGCGGCTTGGATTATTTCTGAAGTTATCCGGCCGGTCTCATACCATTCATCAATCACATACCAACTATTGTCATAAAGCGCCAGGCAGGGAATTGCAGCCGGATTGTTAAAGCCCCAATCAATCCCAGCGATTACGATTTGCGCTCTTCTCTCTATTTCTGGAAGCGGTTCTATAATCTGCTCCGGCGGTAAATCAAAAACCAATCCTTCCATCTTTGTAAATAATCCGCAATAGCGCCGATTGAATTCTTCCGGTCTCAACCTTAAACTTTCCGCGTCAAAATATTCTTTTGGAAAGAACGGATTGTCTATTGAACGCCAAGTAAAAAATGAAAGCGATTTATCTGTTCCTTCTTTCCAAGGGAGATAATATTCCTGATAGAGCCAGCCCATATCATAGGGCGTGGTCGTCATGAACACTTGGCCGCCAGTCATTGAAACTCGGCTACGGATAACAGTCCAAACCAATCTTCTCATCATTCCGGCTTCATCGAGCCAAGCCCAATGAAGTGTCATTCCCTCAAGTCCTAATGGTTCATCTCCCGAGCGAACAAATACTTTCCCACCAGTTGGCAGCTCTATTATTCCTTTTTGTTCTTTATAATATTTTCTTAAGTTCGGAAATAGATTAAAAAATTTGTCTAATGTGCTTTGCTGAAGTATTTTATAAGTGGGTGCGCAAATCAAACCATTCTCTTTGGAAAATTCCTCTATCTTTTTGGCTGACCAAATTGCACCGACAAAGGTTTTCCCGGATTGGACGCCAGCAACCGCCGCCCCGAACTGCGTAATAAAAGTAAAAGCATCATACTGCTGGGGAAACAGGTTTATTTCCTTGATTGTTTCTGTTTGCTTCATTAGATTTTTTAATGATTATTTTAAACGGCAACTCGCCCCCTTCTTCTCCGGTTAATTCAGTTCTGATGGAATAATGTTTTTTGCCCAATCTTTCTGCCACGAATTTTGAAATGTCAGCTTGAATTTTCAGCAAATTTGTATTTTCTTTCAAAATTGGTTTTTTGGTTTTTTTGTCTATCAACGGACCAATCATTGTAATGACTGGCTGTTTTGTCTGCATCTCCAAATATTTAAGCAGATTTCTCTCCGCCCTTGATAACATTTTGTTGTGGCTGAGCATTTCTGACAACCAAGTAGGCATTTGACCCGTAAGCACTTCCGCATATTCTTTCGAATATCTTGCCCTTACCGCACTTTGATAAGCATTACTGAAGGTTTTGCTTTTTGGATTTAAATAATAGGCCAGAAACAAACCCTGCCGAGGATCCGGTATATATTGATTAGCTTTATTTGGATTATTTTTTGATTTGCTCATTTTCTAATATCGCCAGTTCCGAAAGCTGGAAATCTTCAAAATTCTTAACGCAACCCTTCTTACGCATCTCAAGTAGGGCTTTGAGTTTTATCTTGAGATATTCTCGTTTGCCCACGTCTTGGATAATCTCGCTGTGATATCTCTCCATTTCCACATCTTTTTTCAGCACTTCGCCGCGCCAAATCCGATCGTTGTTTTTGGCCCTTTCATTGGTCTCGCCTAACACTAAATTACGGCCCATCAATTCCTTAATTTCTTCCCTCCATTCTTTTTTCAGCGGTTCCCCCTTGCGTATTTCTTCAATCTTCTGGTTATTTTCTTCGATTTCCTTCATTATTTCTTCCTTTGCTTTCTGAATGGTGTTAAAAATCTCCCAACTGACCTCTATGTCTACCTCCTGCTGGACAATCAAACCCCGCGTCAATCTGATTTCGTTTCTCAAAAGATTTCTTTTTTTGTAGAGGCCTCTTTCCCGGACTAAATAACCCAACAAAGAACCTATCACAAATACATCTAAAATTGCCAATAAGATAACTTCTGTCATGTTTATTCTTCCTTCTTGTCAGCGTTATCGACTTTTTTATCGGCTTTTTTATACCCTCTCTCTAATTCTTCTTCTCGAGCAGATTTAACTATTTTTGCCTCCCTGATGGCGTCTTCCAAAAGTATAACAAACCTGCAAAGGTGAGTAGGATATTTTGCGGTTTCGACTGCGTTTGTAATCAAGTCAAATTCCGACTCCTCCAATTCCACAGTATCTTTGTTGTTTTCAACCGCCTCCTCAATTTTGCGTTGGAGCCTTCCCACCGTCCTTTTCAGTTGACCGTCTATGCCATCGGGGTATTTCGCATTTATTCCGAAATTAAGATAGTTCTCGGTTAATTCCTGATGGGTTAATTGTTTTGCGGCGGCTGGGTCTGGCTTGGCTTTATAATCTATATTAATTCTTAGGATTCTCATTTTGTTTTTTATTTTTAAACTCGACCTTTTTGAACTTTAAATTATTGATGATTTTTTTAAGTTCTGTCCTATCTCTTTCGTCTTTTATTAACTTATCAGCCGTCAACATTAAGGAGGATTTGAAATTTTCAAAATTCATTTCTGACAAAGAAAAGGGCGGAGATGGCGTCTCTATTATTTGGATGGCTGGTAAGTCCAATTGGTTTAATAATTCCGAAAATGGCTTGGCGCCGGCAAAAGCGAGATTGGTTCCTTGCGGGACCAATGTAATGGCTTTGGCGAAGGCGCGATCCAAATCATAACTAAGCACCGCTATTACTTGTTGGACTGGCGGAGTGTTGACGCCGATATTTGGCGGAATATTGGCAATAAAATGATAAAGCTTCAATTCCTTCTCCGATTTTTCCATAAGAGGTATTTTCGGAGGATCGATATTTGGTTGTCCTATTGATGTCTCTGGCATATTTTAAATTAGTTTATTGTCTTTTTTTATTGGGATTTGAAAAATCGCCCCATTCTTTTCCGTTATAGATTTTGGGCAATAATTCTTTAAGCTTATTTTCCCAGTTTTCTTTTTCCATACTTTTATTATTTTAGGTTAGTTAGATTATTTCTTAACTTTTATTTCCTCTTTTTCTAATACACTATCAACATCTCCATCTTCAAAAATTTCATCGGAAAAATGTCCAAAACTTCCAAGGTCTTCTTTCATTCCAACAATTTCTCCATAAGCTTTCTCGCATTCTCTTATTTGCTTATAGAAACGCCGAGCTAATTCCATAAGGCCAACGATTGCGAAATATTCTCTTTTTGTTATTGTTTTCATATCCTTCAATTATTTTTATATAGTTCTACCATTCTTTTGTGAATTTTTCCGACTTGTCCAATCCAAAAGAGCCCATTTTGGCCTTCCAGCAAGCTTTCTCTCTTGTTTCTATAAAGTATTCCCTTCCACTGGTTGAACAAAAACAATTAAGATATCGGTTAATTCCTTAATTTTTATCTTATCCATTTTCTCATAGGCAACCCTCCTTTGTTCGGAATTAGAAATTGAAAAAATTTCTTCGGCAGTTAATTTATCCTTTCTGACCCCATTAAACAATTTCAAGTCAAATAAAACATTGTTTATTCTATATTCTGTATTATTTTTAGTTGCCAATCTTTTTAAAAGCCAATCGGAAGCAAGGTTGGTAATATACCATTTGTTCTTTTTGTTTTTCCCCCATAATCTTTTTTCTAATGAAGTAGATATTTTGCTGTAAATAGAGAGGTCTCCGCCAACAGAAGAGAGTTTGGGTGCTTTAAATTCAACATTGCTGTAAATA